TTTATTGCATCTCGAAAAGGTGGAACTCGACGAATTGTTGCCGATTCATTAAACATCCGGCAAAGCTTTTTTGCTTCAGATCGTTCAAGACCATATTTGAGATCCATTTTATATTCGCCATTTACAAAGATTTCATAGCCGTGGCGTTTCATCCAACGATCGAAAGAGTGTTCCCAATCAAGGATAACACCATCGCAATCGGTTAATATAACTTTATTCTTCATTCTTAATCCTACTATAAGTATACTGAGAATGGATGTCTGTAACTATTGCGTTCCATTCTTCTTTTCCAAAAAACAATTCTGCCGCTTTTTCTGATTCAAAGATTTTAGTGATATATCCATTCGATACAATAATTTTATCGCGGTCAAAATTAATCATTATCTTCCCACTCCTCGAATTTAACAATATCGCACAGCCTATCAAGCATCTTTTTACCGTAATCGGTAAACAGCAAACCGTGATTGTAAAGCCAATGTTCCACGTCTTGAGCGTGATAGAATTTTTCGTCTTGGACCAACCAGCGAAGAGCTGTTTCTTCGTCATTGGCACCTAGACCAATAGTCATAGCAACCAAATTTTTAAATTTCTTGATTGCAATTTGCTCGTCTATCTTGCGCTGCTTTTCTTGCTCAATAACTTGATCTTCCAGATCGTCAGCGGTTCTTTCCAGCTCTTCGTCTGACATAGCATCGAAGTCCATCCAACGTGGCTTAACGCCATACACCGACTTATACTCGTCGTAAATGTATGATGAGATCATATCTCGTTCTTCTTGAGTGAGGGTGGCTTGGCTCATTATATTAACTACTCCAATAAGTTTCAGAAGAAGGTGAACAATAGTATGGAGTATCTGAACGCTCCATAAATTTCTTACCAGTCATTAAATTCGTTTTTTCAACCATCGTTACAATATTGTTGTTAAATTCTTCTAACGAAGCAACAGCATATTCTCGATCGTATTTTTTATTCAGCGATGATTTAGAAATGGAAGCACCACGTTTCGTTTCAAATTTTGTGTTATCGGCGTGGTTATTGACGTTGTATACTATAAACATATTCATTCCTCAAAAATTGAAAGGGTCATGCAGTAGCTTTGAAGCTCTAGCCTTGTGGCGCCAGTAAACCCTTTCTTTCATCATTTTATAGATATATTCTACATCAGGTATCTGAGAAAGTACACAGTTTTGTGAAAATATTTTTTCCTTACAAATCAATAGGTTATAACTTGAACGGCTCTAAGTGATTGATTTGTAAGGAAAAAATAAATTGTAACAAATTGTTACAGCGTAAGTGATTGATTTGATTGATAAAACTGTGGAGGGTCTCCCCTCCACGAGTAATATTTCCTAACCTCCTTAATGACTTAAGTGATAATCTTTCATCTCATCAATTTTGCTCTGCAAATACTCCATTTTTCGTTGAATATAAAATGCCTTTTGAGTATTACCAGATTTCTCCAAACGTTTCATATAATATTCTAATTCTCTAGTATCTTTCTTCAATCTTTCGATTTGAACTACCATATATTATATACTTCTCCCTATGAGTTGATGAAAAGGTTTTGGAAATTTCCTCCTGTGAAGTGACTGTATTAGAAAGTAAAAAGGACCTAAGCCTCGAGTGAAGCTAGGTCCTATCCTATGAGTATAATAATATGCTCATAATTTTATTTATACAAAATCAATCCTTGATAAGATTGGGAAATGCATCCTGGACCAGCTTTTTAGTAACACCTTTATAGTGAGCAGTTCCTGTTTTTTTGATTAATTTTTTGTCTTTCATCATAACCAATAATTCAGCTTCTTTTGGATGAACACTTTCTAGCATATTAATAAACATTGTTTCTCTTCGAATAGTGTTTAACCTTTCACCTTCTCCACCTTTAATAAAGAACTTAAAACGTTTACATTGAGATTGAATAGCGCCACGAGTAAAACCAGATCGCTCTGCTAATTCAACATCATAAGGTGGCATACCTTCTGGTAAAATAAATTGAATGGTATCATCCATACCACCACGCAATATAGAACGTAAAGCAAGAGAATTATTCTTTTGTAATATTTCTACTTTTTCTTCTTTTGTTTTAGCTTCAGCAGCTTTTTCTAAAACTTCATAAACATATAAGGACATTATAAAAATTCTCCTGCGCATTCGATTAAAAGTTTACAACGATTCTTTACAAGGTAATTCAATACCTTTGACGGGTGTGCTAATTTATGATTTAGATATTTATCTATTGCTTCTTTTTTCAAATATCCCGGAGTTTCAGATAAATCAACTAGCATTTTATTTCGCATATAATTACGATATAACTCTTGGTCTGACGAAATGGTTGCGTCCATTATAAGGTCAGTAATCATAGAAGCTTTTTTTCGAGTAACTGGTGATTGACGAATACTATCAACAAAAGTATTATCAGGACTTAATATATTAGGTACACCATCGCCAGCATCTCCCTTGAGTATATGATTTGTAAGATAATCAATTGGATTTTTATCTTCTACAAACTTTTTAGTCATGGGAGAAAATTGACGGACATTATTATATTTTTGCAATTGGATAAAGTCTTTATCCGCTGAAACGATCAATACTTCTTCATGACAACCAAGCTGTTGTGTATGTTCTACCAACGCACCAATAATATCGTCTGCTTCGCATTTCTGCACACGAATTGTAATATACGGAAAATGATCGCCTAAATCTTCAAAGACTTGATTAATAATACGAAATGCTTCATCCCAATCAATTTCAGATTCTTCTCTACCTTCTTTACGTTTGTATTTATATTGAGGGAAAATATCTTTACGCCAAGATGAAGTATCATTAGCAATAACAACTTGGCCATATTTATCTTTGAATTTTTTGTTATACATTCGAATTGAATTCAAAATCATATGACGTATTAGGTCTTCTTTGATTTCGAGTTTTTGTATAACAATGTTTGCAATTGCAATTGCATTATAATCTATAATAATCATGGGTCATCTCATTCAATCAATTTATAATATATTATACACCACTTTTGGCGATTTGTACACCTAAAATATTTTTACAACATGAAACACTACTGGATTTAAGAATTTAAGTTCATGATGTCTATCATCTAAATCAATCCACATAAAGTGCTTGGGATTTTTCTTTAGTATTTTTTTAGCTGTAAATGTTTTTTCTGCTGGCGCTTTTTCAACAATTGAACCATCTGCTAAAGTTGCTTTTTCACCAGGATAATAGATAGTGATTTGGTATTCTTCTCGCCAATAAGTGTTCCACGAATTAGATATCCATACGCATATAGCCTTCGCAATTTTTAGTTTCCATAGCACCAAAGCTTTTAACCATCTAAAAGGTGCTGTAATTATTCTCCAAACTATCATGTGTCATCTTCCGGCTTATTAAATAACTCATTATGATGGTCCATCATTTTTTGGAGTTCAACTAAAGAAATTTTTGTATCGTCCAAAAAGTCTTGTAAAATATGATATTCACCATCGTGTCTTAATAACATTGCATAAGTACAATTAATAATAACAGCTAAATCGTCAATCATATCTTTACTGGATAATGGATCATATCCACACTCCAATAATATTTTAACTAACTGATCAATTCCATCTGCCGCAACATTAAATTGCATAGAATCAACTATTTCTATTTTAGAAGCAGCACCAAGGCGAGTTTCTTTTTCCTCTTTAGCTTTTTTTATTCTATCTAATGGAAACTCTATTACATTATTCATACAAATTTCTTAAGTGCGCCTTTCTTACTTTGACTTGAATCCAAGCGTTATAATAATCATCTCGAATTAAAGCATTTCTTTCAATTTGTTCTTTTAATTCTAAATAAGCACACTCGGCTTTTGTTTTGCATAAATGTAATATTTTTCTTCTAAAGAAAACGCTACCAATTTCTTCAACGTCTTTTTTTAACTCTTCATTAGATCCATAATAAGTTTTCCAATCTGACTCTGCCTTATAACGTTTCTTTTTCTTATTTACTTGGCGAGTTTTCATTGACCAAAAAAACTTTTTACCAATATACTTCTTACCATTCAAAGTATTTTCTATTTCATAAACAAATCCATAAATTTCTTTAGGATTCAATTCACCTTCTTCTGGATCAAATGCTGTTTCCCTGGGAGGTAGACCCGATATATTTTCTTCAATTAACCAATGTGTCATAAGTAATCCATATAGCAGTTATATGGATTATTTATAGGTCAATATCCTCATCATATTCTAATTCGTCTTCTACATAGCCGCAAAATGGACAATATAGTGGTTTATCTAATAAATTGTCTTCGTCCCATGTAACCATATATTCTGCGTGACAATCTTCGCAAAAATATTCGATAGTACGTTTACTTCCCATGTACTTTAGATTCCTCCTACTATTGCTGATTTACCCCAGACTTCTGCCCAATCACCAGTGAGTGCACCACGGGCATAGTCAGTTGCTCTATTTTCGAAAAAGTTTGTATGGGTAGGAGCATTAATCATTTCTTCTACCCAGAGTAATGGATTTCTTTTTACTTTAAAAATACCTTTTAGTCCAAGACTAATTAATCGACGATCGGCAATATATCGAATATACTTCTTCACATGTTCGGGTTCTAATCCTTCCATTGGACCCATTGCAAAAGCAAGATCAATAAATTTATCTTCTAATTCAACCATTTTTTCAGCAATGGTATAAATTTGTGATTTCAAAGAATCATTCCATAACTCAAGGTTTTCTTCGACATATGTTCTAAATAATTTAATCATAGACTCAGCATGCATTGTTTCATCAACAATAGACCAAGTAACAATTTGTCCCATACCTTTCATTTTACCGTGACGAGGGAAGTTGAGGAGCATAATGAAGGACGAGAACAATTGCATACCTTCAGTGAATGCCGAGAACGCCGCAATGTTCGTAGCAACGCTTTCTTTTGTACCATTTGCGTTCGACAAATCTGTAAAGTAATCGTGTTTGTCTCGCATTGCTTCGTATTCGAGGAATTCGTTGTATGTTGATTCCGGCATACCAAGTGTTTCAATAAGGTGCGAATACGCTGCAACATGTAAGGCCTCTCTAGCAGCAAAGCCTGCTAACATCATTCTGACTTCAGGTTGTGGAAAATAAGGTAGATAATTATTTACGTATCCACCAGCTACGTCAATATCTCCTTGTGTAAAGAAACGGAAGATATTTGTAAGGAAAGCTTTTTCTTCGTGTGACAATTTCTTTTGCCAGTCTTTTACGTCTTCGGCCATTGGTACTTCGGTATGTAACCAATGCGATTGTTCATGTTTTAACCAAGCCTCATATGCCCAAGGATAGTTAAAAGGTTTGAAATAAGATCTTTCGTCCGTCAAATTTGTTTTCATTTTAGCCCTCACACGCTAAACAAGTTGATTCTTCTGCTAATGTACTTACATCTATTTCTTGAATAATTTCCCTTTCAATACGTTTCGATACTCTATCTGCCTTTCCTAATTTTTCCGATCGGCAATAATATAAAGTCTTAAGGCCAGATTTCCACGCTAAATAATGAACTGCGTGTAAGTACTTAATGTTCACGTCAGGTCTAAAAAATAAATTTAATGATTGTGCTTGGTCAATAAATTCTTGTCGTTTTGAAGCATGATCTATTAACCAACGTTGATCTATTTCCATTGCTGTTTT